GGCCGGGTGGAGGTGCTGCGCAATGGCAAGGCGCTGCGCGGCGGCGTGAAGGTGTGGCCGGTGGGCGTGAGCACGGTGAAGAGCGAGCTCTACGGCTGGCTGCGGCGGCCGATGCCGGATGAAGCGGACGAGCTGCCGCATGGCTGGTGTCACTTCCCGCAGCATGGCGAGGAGTGGTTCCGGCAGCTGTGCGCGGAGCGGCTGACGAACACGATCGACCGGCGAGGGTACAACCGCTTCGAGTGGATCAAGACGCGGCCGCGCAACGAGGCCCTGGACTGCAGGGTCTACGCGAGGGCCGCGGCCGCGCTGACTGGCGCTGATCGGTGGAGCGAGGACCGCTGGGACAAGGAGCGCAACGGCGGCATCGAGCGCGAGGAGCGCCGGCCGGCGCCGGTGCAGCAGGATGAAACACCGGCTCGGTCCGGGAGCAGCTTCTGGGACTGAGTAGCATGACCGCGAGGAGGTGGCCCGGATGAGCACATTCACGCAGGCGCATCTTGCGGCCATCGAAGAAGCCATCGCTGGCGGCTACCTGGAGGTCCGCTACGACGACAAGGTGGTGCGCTACCAGTCGATGAGCGACCTGATGAAGGCGCGCAACCTGATCGCCAGCAGCCTGGCGGCCGCCACCGCGCCGGTCGTGCGGATCGACTACCCGGCCGTGGTGCGGGACTACGAATGAACCCTTTCGAGCAGCTGCTGGCGACGATTGCCCCGCGGATGGCGCTGCGTCGCCAGGCGGCGCGCCTCCAGCTGGATCAGATGCGCCGCTACGACGCGGCTGCTCGCGGCCGGCGAACCGACAACTGGATCACCCAGGGCAGCTCGGCTGATGCGGCCACAGCCCGGGGCTTCGGCATCCAGCGNGATCGCGCGCGCGACCTGGTGCGCAACAACCCCTATGCGAAGAAGGCGATCGAGAGTTGGGTGACCAACCTGATCGGCGCGGGGTGGAGCTTCAAGGCGAAGCAGTCTCGGCGCAACGGCCGCCAGGGCGAGCGCGTGACGGACCTGATGCGGGCCTGGATGGCGGACCCGCGCCAGTGCGACTACCACGGCCTACAGAACTTCGATGGCCTGATGGCGCAGGTGGTGCGCTGCTGGAAGGAATCGGGCGAGGTGCTGATCCGGATGCGCACGCCGAGTCGGCAGGCGGTGCAGCGCCTGGGCCTGACGGTGCCCCTGCAGCTGCAGGTGATGGAGGGCGACTGGATCGACGAGAACCACGACACGCCTGGCGTCACCGGTCAGGGGTGGACGAAGCGCGGGATCGTCTACGACAGCGAGGGCCGCCGCGATCGCTACTGGATCTACAACTACCACCCGGGCGAGAGCGCGGTGCAGGCGACGACCATCAACAGCAACACGGTGCCGGCCGAGGAGATCGTCCACCTGTTCACGCCAGAGCGGCCGGGGATGACGCGGGGCGTGAGCTGCCTGGCGCCGGTGATGGTGCGGCTCAAGGACCTGGGCGATCTGCTCGACGCGCGGCTGATGAAGGAGAAGGTCGCGGCGTGCCTGGCGGCTGCCGTGGTGGATCTCGATGGCACGAGCGATCAGAAGAGCACGATCGGCGATCGGATCGAGCCGGGCGGCATCGTGCGGCTGGGGCCCGGGCAGGACATCAGGACGATCAACCCGCCGGCGGCCGGCGAGATCGACCGGGTGATCAAGACCTACCTGCTGGAGATCGCGGCCGGCATCGGCATCACCTACGAGGAGCTCACGGGCGACTACAGCGGCGGCAGCTACACCCAGGGCCGGATGGGCTGGATCGGCTTCCAGCGGCGGCTGCAGAGCGACACCTGGCAGGTGCTGGCGCCGATGGTGTTCGACCGCATCTGGAGCTGGTGGGCGACGCAGGCCTCGAGCGCTGGTGTGCCTACCGAGGGGCTGAGCGCCGACTGGACGCCGCCGCGTCGTGAGCTCTACGACCCGCAGAGCGAGACCAGCAGCACGATCTCGCGCGTGCGTGCGGGCCTGCTGCCGCCGCAGGAGGCGATCCGCGCTGATGGGTATGAGCCGGACGAAGTGCTGCGGCAGATCGAGGAGTGGAACCAGCAGCTCGACGCGGCCGGCATCGTGCTCGACACCGACCCGCGGAAGGTGAGCGCCGCTGGCCTGACGCAGGCGCGGCCGATGGGATCAATGCAACCGCCAACCGGCGAGCCGCCAGTGGCGGCTGAGCAGCCGCCAGCGCCTGCTGCGCCGAGAACCCCTCCTGCAGGCTGACCCTAGAATCGTGAGGATGGAGGAGTGCACATGAGCGACGGTCTTCTGCAGACCCGGGCAATGTTCGCGCCCGAGACGATCAACGTCGAGGAGCGGACCGTTGAGCTGGTCTGGTCGACCGGCGCCCAGGTGAAGCGCGCCAGCTGGTCGCGCGGCGACTACATCGAGGAGCTGAGCATGGCGCCCGGCGCCGTGCGAATGGAGCGACTGAACAAAGGAGCTCCGCTGCTCGATGCGCACGACTCCTTCTCGCTGCGCAGCCAGATTGGCGTGGTGCAGCGTGCATGGCTGGACGGGAACGAGGGCCGCGCCCTGGTGAAGTTCAGCCGGCGTGATGACGTGGAGCCCATCTTCCAGGATGTGCAAGACGGCATCTACCGCAACGTCAGCGTGGGCTACAAGGTCCACAAGACGGAGCGCGACGAGACTGGCGCTGTGCCGGTCGAGCGCGCTGTGGACTGGGAGCCCTATGAGCTCTCGCTGGTCCCCATCCCGGCTGATGCCGGGGCCCAGGTGCGCTCAGAAGAGCCCACCCCCACCCAACTCCAACAGGAGCCATCCATGGATGAACTGAACCAGGGGGCGCTGGCCGCTGAGGCTGCGCCCGAGACCCGTGCTGCTGCCCCCGTGGCACCCGCTGCGCCGNTGGTGAANGCCGACGAGGTGCGCGCTGAAGAGCGTCGCCGCGTCGCCAACATCCTCGACGCCGCCCGCAAACTGAAAGTCAGCGANGAGCTGGCGCANAANCTGATCGCCGATGGCGTGGCGCTTGACGAGGCCCGCCTGCAGCTGATCGACGCCAAGGCCCAGGACGAACTGCGCACCCCCGCGCAGTCCCGCATCGAGGTCACCCAGGACCACGGCCAGAAGCGCTTCGAGGCCAAGCTCGACTACCTCAAGTTCCGCGCCAACCTTGGCGAGCTGACCGACGGCGGCGCCCGGGAGTACCGGGGCAGCACGCTGCTCGACATGGCCCGCGAGTCCCTGGAGCTGGCCGGCATCAACGCCCGCGGGATGGACAAGAGCGAGATCGCCATCCGTGCGTTCCACTCCACCAGCGACTTCCCGCTGCTGATGGCCTCCATCCAGCGCGTGACGCTGAAGGCTGCCTACGCCGAGGAGCAGCAGACCTGGGCTCCCCTGGCGGAGCAGCGCAACCTGCCTGATTTCCGCGAAATGAAGGAGATCGAGGTGGGCGGCCAGATGCTGCCTGAGGAGATCAAGGAAGGCGGCGAGTACAAGACCGGCACTATCCAGGAGCAGCAGGGTTCCTGGAGCCTCACCGAGTACGGCAAGAAGCTGGTGATCGGCCGTCGCCTGATCATCAACGACAACCTGGGTTACATCACCCGTGCCGTGCAGGTGCTCGCCCGTGGCGTCGCCACCTTCGAGGCGAACCAGATGTGGGGGCTGATCACTGGCAACGCCAAGTGCATGAGCGACGGTGTGGCGCTGTTCGCAGCCGGCCACAACAACACCGGCAGTGGCATCATCGGTGAGACCGCGATCTCGGAAGCGCGTCAGAAGATGCGCAACCAGAAGGACTTCACCGGCAAGAACCCGCTGTATGTGGTGCCGCAGTACATCCTGCTGCCTACCACCCTGGAGACCGCGTTCGACAAGTTCAACGCCACCATCACGCCCAACCAGACCAGCAGCGTCAACATCTTCTCGGGCTACCTGCAGAAGATCGTCGAGCCTCGCCTGGACGCCTCCAGCACCGCGCAGTACTACATCGTGGGCAACTACCCCGGTGTGACGAAGCTGATCTACGGCTACCTCGAAGGCGAGGCCGGCCCGACCATCGAGTCGGAGATCAAGCGCGATCCTGATGGCATCGTGACCTACCTGCGCCACGACTTCGGTTGCGCTGTGGGTCAGCACCAGGGCTTCTACCGCTCGACCGGCGCTTGAGCCGGATCCCCTTCCATCCCTTCTGAGGATTGATCCATGAAGAACTACGTTCAAGAGGGCAAGTACGTCGAGGTGGCGATGCCCTACGCCCGCCTGTCGGGCGAGGGTGTTCAGGTTGGCGCTGGCCTCTTCGGCGTGTGTGTGGTGGATGGCGCTTCTGGCGCCTCCATCAACATTCACACCGAGGGCGTGTACGACCTGACCGCCGCCACCGGCGCCAGCACCGACGCCGCTGTGGGCGCCCTGGCCTATTGGGACAACACCAACAAGCGCATCACGCCGGTGGCATCCACCAACCTGGCTGTGGGCGTGTTTTTGGCGGCCAAGGCCACTGCTGACGCAGTGGCGCGCGTGCGTCTCAGCTGATGCTGAACGACCTGGCCAACCGTGCGCTTAACGCGGTGGTGCGGACCATGGGCGAACGCGAGCCTGTGGTCTACCGCCAGCGCGGCGAAGCGCACGAGGTCAGGGGCGTCTTCCAGGCCGGCCATGTCGGCCTGGATCCCGAAACCGGTGTGCAGGTCCGCTCGACTCAGCCCGTGCTGCTGATCAGTCAGGC